CAGATTTGCAGGTCGAGTGGACGACTCCAAAATGGGATTGGGTTGACCCAGTGAAGGACGTCCAGGGCGAATTATTGGAGCTTCAAAGCGGATTGAAATCATATCATGAAGCATTAAGAGGTCGCGGTCTTGTTCCAGATAATCACATAGAGGAAGTATTAAAAGGCAAGCAAATATTAGAGCAGCTTGGCCTTTCTTTTTCTCATAAGGCTGAAAAAGGCCAGCCTCCAGAATAATTTTCTAATTTTGGGGGGTTAAATTAAAACCCCATTCGTATTAAATATCCATAATCAATATTGGTTATGGATATATGTCCTCAGATTTATTCAATCGAAGCGTCAATCTAGCCATTACAAAGCGCGCTAGTGAAGATGCGTCATCAGAAAATCTTGTCTTAGAGTTTCCCTTCTCTTCTGAAGAGCCTTACGTTCGTTCTGGATATTTTGACGGCGAGCCGTGGGTTGAGATATTAGGGCACAAATCGGAAGAGGTAGACCTTTCCCGCCTTAATTCTGGCGCTCCTGTTTTGTTAAATCACGGATCGGGACGTACTGAAGATGCTCCATATGCATCAATCGGCATTACCCAAAGAGCGTGGATTGAAAACGGTCGGGGATATGTCGAGGTGAAGTTATCTCGTCGAGATGGCATGAAATCAATTATCCAGGACATACAAGACGGCATTGTTGCCAATGTAAGTGTTGGCTACAAAATCCAAGAAAGATCAATAACCAAGCGTAACGCAGATTCACCAGACGAATACAGGGTGACAAATTGGCTGCCTATGGAAGTCACGCTTTGTGACATACCGGCAGACGCAACAGTAGGTATAGGCAGATCAATCACTAAAGAGGTCGAAATGAAAGAAGAAATTATTGCTCCTGAAGTAAAGCAGGATGAGGTGCGCGCTGCGGAATTAGTCGATATTCAAAAGGTTCAATCCGAAGCGCTGGAAGCTGAGCGTAAACGTGTGGCTGACATTAAAAAATATGCTCGTGGCGTTAAATTGCCGGAAAACGAATTAGACGAATTAATCGAGCGCGATCTCTCTGTAGAAGATGCTTGTAAAGAGATTATTAACAAGCTTGCATCTAGGACAGAAGAAAACAAAATATCAAGCCGTGCTGACATTTTTACAGTGCGCGATGAGACTGAAACCAGACGTGAGTTAATGACGGAAGCTGTTATGTATCGCGCTGATTCTAGCGTTAAGCTGTCAGATGGCGCAAGACAATATGCTGGGCTGACCATGCTTGAGCTTTGTCGGGAATCTCTTAAAGCACGTGGCATTTCCTCAACCGGAATGGATCGCTTTCAGATTGCTACTCGTGCATTCGAGGGGACATCAGATTTGCCTAACGTGCTGGCTAACGTTGCTAACAAATCTTTACGCCAGGCTTATGAGCTTGCTCCTCGCACATTTACAGCGTGGGCTAGACAAACAACGAATCCAGACTTCAGGACAATTACGCGCGCAATGCTATCTGATGCGCCAATGTTGGAAAAAGTTACTGAAAACGGCGAATTTAAACAGGGCGCGGTTACTGACGGTAAAGAAACTTATCAGTTAGCAACTTATGGAAAGATCATTGGCATAACACGCCAGGCGATTATTAACGATGATTTGAGCGCGTTTACTAGATTGCCTGCAGCGTTTGCAATGTCTGCTGCTGCGTTGGAAAGCGATACGGTTTATGGAATATTGACTACTAACGCGGCGTTATCTGATAGCGTGGCTTTATTCCATGCAAGCCACAATAACTTAACCGGCACCGGCACAGATATTTCAGTAGCAGCTTTGGGTGTTGCTCGCACATTAATGCGCAAGCAAAAATCACCTCAAGGCGTGGTCATGAATTTGCGGCCTAGATTCTTGATTGTGCCAGCGGCTAAAGAAACGGCTGCTGCTCAATTCGTAAGCCAAAACTATGTTGCAAGCCAATCTTCTGTTGTTAACCCATTCGCAGGATCTTTAGAAGTTATTGCTGAGGCTCGCTTGGATGATAACAGCGCTACGGCTTGGTATCTGGCTGCGGATAGCTCAATGATCGACACGATTGAGTACTGCTACTTAGAAGGTCAAAACGGCGTATTCATCGAAACCATGCAAGGCTTTGAAATGGACGGAATGAAGATTAAAGCCCGTTTAGATTTTGCTGCGAAAGCAATTGATCACCGCGGTTTATATAAAAACGTAGGCGCTTAATTTAACTCTTAACGCAACTGTGTTGCATTTAGAAGGACAACGGAATGAAAAATATTGTTAGATCAGGAGACGTTCTAAGTCTTGCTCCAGGCGCAGATGTTGCGTCAGGGGTTGGTTACTTATTCGGGACTAGTTTATTTGGCGTAGCTGCTGAAGATGTTAAAAACGGCGAAGTTGGCGCTTTTGTTACTGAGGGTGAAGTCGAGATCGCAAAGACAAGCGCTCTGGTTATTGCTGTTGGTGATCGTCTTTTTTGGGACGCAACAAATAAGGTTGTTAACAAAACGACCACTTCTCAGCAATGCGTAGGGATTGCAACCAGTGCGGCGGCTAATCCAAGTTCTACTGTAATGATGAAAATTGGTTGTTATACGGCTGTTGCTGCTTAATGCCAACACCGTTTGTTTCACTTGAGTCTGAAGTAAATCAAGCGATAGTTACAGACCTTGCTAATAAAACAATCAAGGTCTATGACAAAGAAGTAGACGGCATATTTTTAAATGATTATGACGAGGTCGGGTTTGTTGAAAGTTCAAACCCGGCCTTCGTAGCAAGATCTTCTGATCTGATTGATGTTGAGCACGACATGGAAGTGTACGGATTAGATGGCAGCAAATACAGAGTTGTCGGAATCAAGCCGGATGGTGCCGGAATGACAATCTTAGAGCTACATGTTGAATGGCGCACATAAGAAAGCAGCTAAGAGATAGAGCAAAGCAGGTAATTGAGCAGGCTATACAAAGGCCTGTTTTTGTAAACAGGACTAAACAAGTCAGCCCTAATGATTTGCCTTGTGTGGTTATAACAACAGACACGGATCAGGCGCAGTACCAGGCATTAGGAAATTATTCACGTGACATAGCTCTGAATTTAAGAGTTTTTGAGAAGGCGTTATTCAATGTTGATGACTTACTCGATGAGCATAGCGTCAAGATTGAAAATGCTTTAAGTGAAAACAACTTAGGCGCGGATGAATTGCAGCTTAATTCTACGACTTTAGATTTTTTCGGCGAGGGCGAGCAGCCGATAGCGGTAGCCACATTACAGTACGTGGCGCGAATTTTGGATGTTACAGACCCTGAAAAGGTTATTTACTAGGAGTATAAAAAATGGCTTTTACGCTGACCGGCACTAAGGTTGAGATGGAAAACACTTTAGGCACAAACAAGACAATCACCGCAATATCAAAGGCGTCCGAGGCTGTAATCACTGCAACTCATGATTTTGCTGTTGGTGACATTATCGTTATTGATAATGTTGCTGGGATGAATGAGATCAACAAAAAGGCTGTGAGAGTTAAATCTGTTACGACAACCGTTTCATTTGTTGCTGAAGGGTTGGATTCAACCGGATTCTCTACCTACACATCTGGCGGGACTGCCAACAAAGTGGCTACCTGGGTATCCTTTGACAATATTCAGCAATTCTCAATGCCAGATGGAAACCTCAATAAAACAGACGTTACCGCTATTTCTGATCTTACAAAGAAAGAGATTGCTGGATTTGAGGATGCTATCTCTGCAACGCTTACGGTTTTCTCTGATCCTATGGCATCTCATATGGTTGCTGTCCGTGCTGCGCGCGCTTCAGGTGGCGATAGAGCATTCAGAGTAACGGTGCGTAATGGAAACGTCATGATATTCAATGGTGAGGTTGCTGGCGGTACGGGTATTGATGGATCTGCTGGGGCGGTTGCAACGTCTCAGGTGTCAGTCACGGTAACCGGCGCTCCTCAATGGTTTGCTAGTTAATGCAACTGAGTTGCAATAAGGGGCGAGAATGAGCTTAACCGAAAGAATGAAAGAGTCTAGAAAGGTTGTTGTAACAGTCGGAAAAATGAAGTTTTTCGGCAGGCGGCCTACCCTAGAAGAGTTTGGAAAGCTGTATAACGCTAACGCCAACTCTTATGAGATAGCGCGTAAGTATATTAACGACTGGGAAGTAACAGAAAAAGACTTGTTTCCAGAAGGCTCGGCTGATTCTGTGCCTTTCGATGCTGATTTGTTTGCTGAGTACATAAGCGACTCTCCTGAATCTGCTGAGAAGATAAGAGATGCATTGGTTAATGCATTGAATAGTTACTTAGAAACAAAGGAATCGCTCAAAAAAAACTAATGGACTGGTTTGACTATACAGAGATTAAGAAACAATTCTCTGGAGCCAAGCCAGTAGATTTAGCAGAAGAAAACTTCAACGCAATAACGGCCTTAAACCTCATGGAAGGCCGACTGGACTGGGTGCAAGTTGAGCCAGTCCTGCAATACTTAGATGTTGGCAACTATGAAGTTGTCATTGATCAAATTCTAGAGGTTATAAACTTAAAAAAGCTGCTCCATAATGTCCAAAACAATAGTTGAAATTGTTGGCAAAGACCTTACTGGATCGGCTATCTCTTCTGTCCAGGATAAGCTCTCAGGCCTTGCTGGCACCGCGTTAAAAGTCACCGCTTCGCTTTCCGCCATTGGCGCTACTGCTGCTATAGCAGGCCTGGCGTCGATGACAAAGTCTGTTATTGATTCCCAAGACGAATTAAAGAAGCTATCAGAGCGCACTGGGCTAGCGATTGAATCTTTAAGCGGCATTAAATTTGCTGCTGAGCAATCAGGCGCTGAAATTGAAAAAGTTGGAAAGGCTGCTAGGCAATTCAGTACTTTAATAGCTGACGCAAACGCTGGAAATAAATCAGCAATTGATTCATTAAACAACCTCGGCATTGCTTATCAAAAGTTAAAAGATTCAACGCCAGAAGATCAGCTTTTATCCCTTGCTGACGCACTGCAAAAATATTCCAAAGAAGATCGAGCTATTGCTCTTACTTCGATTCTTGGTGATCGTATGGCGGAGCTCGTGCCTCTGCTTCAAGGTGGGTCTGCTGGATTCAAAGAGTTAATAGAAGAAGGCAAACGACTCAATCCAGTAACCGCTGAATCTGCTGCTGCATCTGAGCGCTTTAACGATAATCTTGATCGTTTATCTAAAGGTGCTGCAACACTTGGCATTTCAATAGCTAATCAAATATTGCCAGCGCTTGCAGGCTTTACTGATCGGGTTGTGGACGCTCAGAGAGAAGGCAATGTATTAATTGGGATATGGAGAGGGCTTAAGGAAGTTTTTGCGGGCACTGCTGGGCTTGATGATATCGGCAAGAAACGCAAAGAAGTACTCGATATTAACAGACAGCTTCAGTCAGAGCTTAAGCCTGGCGCGTTTGGCGATATATTTAAAGACGATAGCAAGATTGAGTTTTTAAAAGTACAGCTAAAAGAATCAACAAAAGAATTACAAGCATTAATAGATAAACAAACAAACCTTGATCGTGCGTTAAAAGCAAGCGATGAGGGCACGAAGAAATTCACAGCTTCAACCATCAATTCCGCTAATGCCGCCAAATCTGCAGGGCGTAGCATCAAAGGCTTAAGCGACGAGCAAAGGCGACTAGCTGAAGAGCAAAGAAAAACACAGGCGTTATTTAGCGAAGGCCAGCGCTTAACTGAAGACCTAGACCCGTGGATAAGACGCAATAACCAGATTAAACGCTATGTTGATCTTCTCCAGGCTGGAGCCATTGAGCAGGAAATATTCAACAAGGCTGTAGCTGGAGCAAATACCGACTACGAAAAAGCCGTTGCTAGACTCAACG